ATCAATTTTTTAAATAAATAAACTAACAAAAAAATATTTGTTTATATTATAATGCCAAAGAAATCAAAGAACATTACTTTAGACATTAAAGAAATAGAACCAAAAATAGATGCTTGTTGGGAAGGCTATGAAGCAATTGGATTAAAAAAAAAGGGAAAAAAAATGGTTCCAAATTGTGTACCAACTTTAGAGGGAACTGGAATTATTAAGGACATCAAAAAAGGAGTCAAAAAAGCAACTAAATCCGCTTTAAAAGATGTTAGAGATGTTGTATCAAAAGAAGAGGATTTAGCCCAAGAGTCAATTGATAAAACAAAAAAATATTTCAAAGCTGTCGTGTATGGACGGGGGGATTATCCCCCGAAAGTTAGAAAAATATTAAAGGATTATGGTAATGAAGTTATAAGCGAACTAACAATTAAGCGGACTCCAGTTTCAGGATTATTGACTGGTGCTTTAAATATTGCTTCATTAGGGAAATTTGCCAAGCGTATGAAAGATAAAGCTTTTGATGAATTATTCCATTTATTTTTAGAAATTACAACAAAATCAAATAAACGATTAACTGTTGAGAAAAATGAAGTTATTGTAATAGAATTAGCTGGAGCAGAAAGACCTAAAACAGAGATAAAAAAAGTTACAACTAATTTACCACAGAATTTAACTATTCAACAGATGTTAGATAAAACCAAAGAAGCTATGGGAACTGAGAATTTTTTTCGCTATTCCGCAATTGATAAAAATTGTCAAGATTGGTTATTAAACATATTTAGAGCTAATAACATTGGAGACGAAACTGATTTAAAATTTATTAAGCAGGATACAAAACAACTTTTTAAGGATTTACCTTATTTAGCTAAACTAACAAATGCTATAACAGATCTAGGAGCAAAGGTTAATGTAATTACAGAAGGTGCTGGTGTTAGTAATTATGTAGTACAAAGTGTTGTATTTTCAAAAGATAAATGGACTACGCCAAAAGCAAAGAAATGGTTAAAAGAAAATCAATATATTATTCCAAAGGTAGATAAGACAGATACTCAATTAAGATTTAGACAAATGGAGCCAGATAAAGTAGAATCTGATGGATTTACAGAATACAGAACAAAAGAATTAGGAGATTCAGGAATTTCTTTAATTCTTGCTTATAAGAAAAATAAAATCTCAATTAAATCTATGGGTAGAAAATCTAAAAAAGAAATGGTAGGAACTGGAGCAATTCCAACTCAAGTGTTAGTAGAAGAAGGATTAAAAGGAAAAAAAATTATTAAGGGAGGCTCTTTAAATCCACTGGAAATAATTGGTGTCACAATTGGCTCTCTCGCAGCATTAGGTATAAGTTCTAATATAATTAAAAATTTATATGAAAATTGGAGAGATAGAAATAACATAATACATGATATGAATGAAGAACAAATTCAACAAATTCAACAAGTAATGGAAGAAGGCAAAGCTGGTGATGATATTTTTAATGGTCCTCCAATCAATATACAAGGAACTGGATTAAAAAAAAATGTTGGCAAAGCAATAAAGAAAGCTGTTAAAAAGGCAGTTAAACCAGCTGAAAAGTTGGCTGTATCTGGTAGTGATAAAGTTGTAGATTATGTTACATCAAAGAAAGGTGGTTTAGCGTCTGATCTTGTTACTTATGGTATTCCAGCAGTGACATCAGGATTGGCTGGATTGGCTGCTACGGCTGCTACAGGTGGTAATCCAGTTGCTGGAATGGCTGCTTCAGCTGTTGGAGCAAAAGCAGGAGCAATGGCGGCTAAAGAAGTTAGTAAAGCAGCAGGAACTGGTGTTCCAAGAAAAGGTCGTTTTGTAAAAGGTTCTGAAGAAGCACGTGAATATATGCGAAAAATGCGTGAAAAACGAGGAAAGAAGTAATGTTTTAAATGAAAATTAAGATATTATACATAATTAATTCATAATTAATATTAATTATTAATTAATCTTATGTAAAATCGTTATAAAAGATTAAAAAAATTAATTTATTTTAGTTATTAAACAATATTATTCAAAAATTAACTAAAAAATCGTTTAATTCTGTTTAATATATTAATTTTCTGTTTAAATCCATTATATTATAAATAAATATTAAGAAATATTATCTGTTTAATAATATATAATGGAAAAAATAAAGGAATTTATTTTTGAAAAACGTTCTACATTGAGCAAATCATCTGTTAATACATACGCTTCTATTTTAAAAAACTTATACAAAAAAGTATTTGATGATACTGAATATGATTTAAAAAAATTTGAGAAACCAGAACCAGTATTACAATACTTAAAAGATATGCCTCCCAATAAACGAAAGACTATATTAAGTGCTTTAGTTGTTATTACAAATGAAAAGGCTTATAGAGACCTTATGATGGAAGATGTACGTGATTATAATAAGGAAATCGATACTCAAACCAAAACAGAAACTCAAAAAGAGAACTGGATTAATGGTGATGGTATTCAGGATATTTACAACGAATTAAAAACCAATGCTGATGCTCTTTATAAAAAAAAATCTTTAACTCCATCTGATTTACAACAGATTCAAAATTATGTAATAATTTCACTATTAGGCGGTATATATGTTCCACCCAGACGCAGTAAGGATTTTGTTGATTTCAAAATTTCAGGTATAGATAAATCCAAACATAATTTTTTAGAGAAAAATAAAATGATATTCAATTCCTATAAGACCGCAAAGACCTATGGACAACAATCTGTTGAAATACCAAAAGAACTTAAGAGCATACTAACAAAATGGGTTAAGATTAATCCAACGGAGTATTTATTATTTGACCAAAACATGAATCAATTATCATCTGTCAAATTAAATCAGCGTATGAACAAAATTTTTGGTAAGAAAATATCAGTTAATGCTATGCGTCACTCATTTTTAACAGATAAGTATTCAAAAACTAGTGAAGAATCAAAAAAATTGGCTGCTGATATGAGTGCGATGGGTTCAAGTAAAAATATGGCTGATACTTATATCAAGCTAAAGTAATTAACCTAAAACATAATATGATTTCTGTTTGTTAGTTTGCTGTCTAATAGGTTTATAATTAATATTATATTTAGAATGTTTAATTCTATGTTCTTCTCTTTGAATTTCCTTTTGTTTTTGATACATTTTAGCCCATATTGATTGATTTGCTACTAAATATTTAAATCGTTCTGAATTTACGTCCATTCTATATTAATTCTAATTATTAATATGGAATTTGTCTTTAAATTAGTTTGTTAGTATATATTTGAACTGAACTACTATTTATATTTTTATAAGCATCTGGTTTCTTTAATGTTGTTTGTTTTAATTCTGTTTGTAATTGAACCGATTGTTTGGATTTAAAATATTGATAAAAATAATTTGTTAGTAAAGGCATTATATATTAATCAAATATTTTTTATTATACATTCATCTTTAATTTAAAAGCATCTATACCACCATTCGTATCCTCTGTAATTGTTTCTGTATCAGCTATTGTTTTTATTTCTTTTCTTAATTTTGGATCTTCACTCTGGAAAAAATGTTTTAAAATATATTCATTTTTCAAAAAGTTAGTTGATTTATTTAAATCCTCAAAATAATCCAAAAATTGTTCTGTGTCTAAATAGATGTCACCTGTTCTATGACTGAAATTATTAATGTAATGTAAATAGGCACAGCAATACCAACCACATGCGTTCGCCATTAATGATTGAATATCCTTTGTATTAAATGGTATTTTTTGTTTACAGAATTTCATCATTTTTTCTTTTACAATTTCAGGGGGTGGACCTCCAAATGGACAAAAATATATTGGAGCAATCTTACCATTAGGATATTTTGCTATTTGAAAGCAAGTCCAATGTGAGCCATTATTTAATAAGCCTTCAGCATTATATTCATCTTCTAAATTAATAAAGTAAGCCTTATTATATTCTAAATTACTTGGAATTTCATTTTTAAATATGATTCCCTTTTTTGTAGCAAGTGGAATTTTCATCTTTTCGCAAAGTTCTCTAATTTGTCTATCTGTTAAACTCATTATAATTAATTTAGATAAAAAATTTCTTAATTAATTATTATTTCATTGGGAGCTCTATATTAACTATTATCAACCGCCTTATAACATTAATCCAGAACCAGTAATATTCTGATAAGCAGGTGGTAATGTATATCTAAATTGATAATTTGCTCCTAATGGCTGAGATCTTAATGCTTGAGGTGTATGTCTTATTAAACCTCCATTGAGACCAACAATCGCCGCACTCTTACTAACACCTCTGCCTGAACTTTGACCTGCGTATAAACCTTGACCAGCCAAAGCTCTTTCATAAGCAGAAACAGATTCTCTTTGTTTTTCAGCTACTGCTCTTGCGTTTAATTCCGCCATTGCCTTGTCTGAAAGAGCATTTGTAATTGAGGCTCTACTTAAATTACCCATATTAGTTCCCAATTGAGCATTTAATGAACCAAGTGCTTGGTCTTGAACATAACGACCTGCTAGACTTGTTGCTAATTTTGCCTTTGGACCACCAGCATTCGATTGATATGCTGATGGATTTGCTAAATAATCAGCACCAAGTGCGGATAACCCAGCAACACCTGGAGCAATAAATGGGATTAATTCGGGTTGAGCTACACCTAAAGCAGTTCCTGCTGACGCTAAACCCGCCGTAAGTCCTGCTTGAGCTACTGGCAAAAAATCTCTTGCTACATCATAAATTCTCTTACGTGCTGGTTTTCCAACTATTCTTCCTACTGCTCTATCGAAACGCTTACCAAAAATTCCTTGTCCCTCCATCTGAGCCGATGCACCTTTATTCATTGCAATTTCCTCTGGAGATAATGCTAATTCCATACCCTTATTTCTGCTAAACGTTTTTGTTATAAGAGAATAATTTGCAGGGTCTACAATTACGGCTACACCTTGACCTTCCATTGGCTTTTTGACTCTAACTTTATGTCCATTTCTTAGACGAGACAACTGTTTGGGTGATACATGAACTTTTACGGATTTATGTTCCTCCATATAGAATATACTAACAAAAAAAGATAATGGAAAATTATTAATACTGAATTAATGTATTTTTTAGTATTAATTATAAAACATATTTTCTGTTACGATATATGCTCTCAAATATTCTAAACACGTGCTCCTGATAATACGTCCACTGAAACTGAACAGCGGTAAGTGCAGAACACGAAAAGGTCAATATCACGAGCAGAAGTATTCTGTCCAATAATCTGAACTGATTTAGGAACAGATTCCTCAACTGGAAGCATTCTTGAAACATCAACGTGATGGTAACAATATTCCATTTCCCAACCAAGTTGGTCGATTAATCCGCTTGAAAGACCATCTACCATACCTCCATCAACAGCATTAGCACCATAAACCTGATTGAGCCAAGTCTCGAAGGAATATCGAACAGTATTGTATATCATATTCTGTCCAGAAACTACTACGTTGAAATTAGTAAGCAAACAAAGAGGAGATGTAGGTCCACAACCCGCAGGATCAAAAGGAGATTGATAAGCAGGAAGAGGAGAAGCACCAGCACCAATAATGTTGTTTGTTGCCGCAGAATAGTATGGCAAGATAGTTACACTAACAAGACCAGCAATACCGTTGGTTACTAAATTATTAATCTGACCTGTGCTAGCAGGAATGTTATTAATCTGATACTGGTAAACATCAGTGTATTTAATTTGCTTAATAGGACTGGAAAGATAGGCACTTTCAAAAATTGGATTAAAACTGTAACATGGCACATACAAGTAGATGCTACGAGCAAGTCTACCTTGCTGAACACCAGTAATAGAGGCAAGTTGAGGATCAAGACAAGTAGCACCAACAGAAACGTTGGCTCTAAAAGTATTAACACCTGAATAAGCACTAGAACCACCATTTAAACCAGCAGCACTTGCGATCATTAAAGGACAAACACCTCCAACCGCATTGGAAACACTATTAAGTGTTATAGCATCAGCAACATCAACGCTATAATCAACTGTAGTGTTATTCAAGTTCAATGTCATTTTCATAAAAGCACCTTTCAAAAGAGGAATAAAGTTAAAGAACGAATGAACATGTTTCAACTGGATAAAACCCATAAGATTGATTTGGAAAACACCCTGACTGACAGTATTTACACCATTAATTTTATTAAAAACATAGGATTTCCATAAAAGATTACAAGAACTAGAAGATAATTGGGCTGCTCCGTAAGTAGAAGAACCACTTGAAGCTTCAGGATCGTAGTTAATATATTGCTGTCTTTTTAACAATCCTATATTACCATTTGCACTATTATAACTATTAAGAGCACCACTTACAACAGTCTGGAAAGCACCAGAAGCACTTGCCGCAAGATTAGTATTATTACAAACACCTCTACCACTTGTGGATGGGGCTGCCTGAAAACTAAAAGCCAATGGATTATCAGGATAAAAACCCATAGAAGCACCTTGAGTTGCTACATCTCCCCATGAAAGAGATGTTAGTAACTGAAATGAATTAATCATCTGGATAAAGGGTGTTTGCTGGATAATGGTAGTTCCATTCATATCAAGTGTAAATGAATGAATCATTTGACCAAACCAAGATTTCAAACCAATAGCATAATCAGCACTCGTAAGAGCAGTAGCAGGAGCAAAATTTCCAGCAGTAGATAAACTAGTTGTTGCTAAAGTCAAAAGCATTGGGACGGCTAAATAGGCCTCTCGATACGAGACGTACTTGTTGCTGTTAGAAAGCTGTGCATTTTTACCAATGTATTACTTGTAAGCATTTCCTCTTACAAACATTCTTACCTTTTTAAATGGGATAAGCACTCTCACGAGTGGGATTAGACTATATCTTACGATTTCATAGCAATTGATTAGATTGCTCCATCGCACCAGCATTTAGTCGTTGGAGATTTCCCATACTCTTATCATAGCGAGGTTAGGGACTTTCCTGCGGATTGTCTTATAACATACAACTTTTTACTATACCGATTGTGATTAGCAATCGCCACTATAGAGTTTCCTAAATAGTTTAGTATTGTATGCCTTCAAGAGTTTCCCGTCAATTTGGAGGTGTTGCCGTCATTTGACGACTTGCCTTACTTTTGGTAAGACATTTATACCCTACAACTTAAGGTATCAATAATTGACTGATTTGAATTGTACACCGAATTCATATTGTCTAAAATATTGATCCAATCTTTCTTAACAAAAATGGAGGCTGAGCCTTCTACTTCCTGAGATAAGTCAAATACTAATTTATCGGACATATTATAATTATTGATGAGATAAAAAATTTGGCTAATTCCAAAATAATATGGAATTGGCTAAAAAGAAACCATTAATTCAATCTCTTATAAATTGAATTTAATATTTTTGATTTTATTTTTTTGAGGCTTAACTGCTAAACTTAAACTTTCCAATTTTTTGCTTAAAGCTCCACCAGCCATTGGAACTCTACCAGTGGTTGCTACATATTCATCTACACTATCATAACTTGATGCTGAACCTGCTCCACCTTGATTAAGTAAAACAGAACCACCTTTACCTTGCATTCTTGAAATGCGTCTGCCTGGAACATAAACAGAGGTTATTCTAACCATTATTATACTAACAAAACATTATATTTTAATTATTCAATATTGGATATTCGTTTCCTCAAATTCCTTAATTTTAAAATATTCATTATTAAAGAATTTATAATTGTTATTTGCTTCATAATATCTTTTTCCTTAACTGAATCAGTTCCAGTTTTTAAGTCAGTTGTTAGTCTTGATTGTTCTTTTTGTAAATCATCGTACATTCGAGTTAAAGATTGTTCAGTTATATCGTGTGTAAAGTTCATCTATATATAATTAAGAGATTATTAATTTACTAAAATAATGCGGTCTCTATATTAACCACTATTATGCTGCCTGTTCATTCGCATCTCGTATACATAAAACAATTGTAATCGATGGATCATTAATCGCAATTGGGTTTAGATCAGTTCCTAAAATTGTTAGTCTCAATTCATTATAAGTTCCATTTATTAATTTAGTCCATATAAATGCTGGTGGTTTTTCTGAAATAAGTTCCCCTACTGCTACACTTGGAACGAGTGTATAAAGAATACTGGATGGCATAGCATAAGCATTATCAATATTTGACAACGAAAATAATAATGATGAATTCGGCTGAACATTTGGAGCAACTGTAGAAATATATGATATTGTTCCATTTGCTAATTTGCTTACATATTGACTAGTAGGAGGAACAAAAGTATTATTTAAATTTTGAGCCGTAGCGAAACCAGCACTATAACCAACAATTATGTTAAACTTTGCTGGAATTGTAACAATAGGATTAAAACTTTGTGGAGGAAAAGGAACGGCTGCTGGATTTGTCCAACCTACTGGTAATGCTGTTGGAAATAAGTATGTATTTATTTGAACCGCATAACGAGCAGGATTTATTATAAATTCAGCATAATATACATTTTCACCTGAACCATTTACTAAATAATGACCATTTTGTATCATTGTAAATTGCAATAATTGGTTCAATGTTACAATTTCATACAGACCATCTGGAATTGATACTGTATATGTAGTGGCTACTCCTGCTCCGTTAATCCAATTATAACTGAAAGAATTATTTTGATAAGTAGATGTTATATTGAACCAGCTGTAATATATAGAACATGAGGCAAATGCTAAATAATTATCTTTGAATTGAACTGAATTTGGAAATCTATAAACGAATTTGTTATTTTGTCCATCTAATACCAGATTGCTTTGATTTAAGACAAGTGTTTTAACCATTATATATTATTATAGATAAAAAATAATATAAAATTATCGTCTTAATAAATATGGCATTATTAATTTCTTTCTAGATGTCTTAATTTTCTGTCCGTCTAAATAGTTGTGTAGTCCTGAACCACTAAAAGTATTTGGCTTTAACATTAAACTGTCTGGCACTTGAGACCCACCGAAAAAAAAGGCTGGTTGAAATTCCTCAGACCGCATTTGTGGTATATTATTGGATAAATACGGATTTGCGACCTTAAAATTAAAGTTTCCACTCATTATACTATATCAATAGATTTTATTTCAATCCAGCCAAACAATATCATTTGGCAAATTGATTTTATAACAATAATAGAAACAATCAAAATTACAAGCATTTTTCCATTTATCAGGCATTTCACCATTAACTAATTTTATGAAATGAATTCGTTTTGGTGGTATAATTATTTGTATTTTATTTTTCCATTGTCTAAAATAACTCGTATTTATTTTTGAACTTGGCATTATTAGGATAAATGGTTTATCTATTATTAATAATCGTTGCAAAATTTCTTTTACTTTGCTAAAAGGTGGATTACTAACAATAGCGTCATAATTATCAGGTTGTTCCTCAAAGAAATCAATTGGCTCGTGTATTACATCAAAACCTAATTCCTCTAAATATTTTCCTGAATTTCCGTCGCAATAAAATGCCTCCCATATTTTGCACTTTGGAATATATTGCTGTATATTTTCCCAAGCATATTTTGGTGTCATATAGTCATCGTGTTTTAAAAATGTTTTTGTATGAAATCCAGCCATTTATAATATTATAATAATATGATAAATTAATTTTCAATTTCAATTTTTTGTTAGTTCATATGTAATAAAAAATTGATTTAGAGATAAGATTGTATGATATTGTATAAGATGCCTAAAAAGGAAATAGATTATAGTAAAACAATTATTTATAAAATTGTCTGTAATGATTTGAATATAACTGAGTGTTATGTCGGTCACACTACTAATTTTATTCAAAGGGAATATAGTCATAAATGTAGATGTATTTGTGAAACAAATAGTAAACATAATTTAAAAATTTATCAAACTATTAGAGCCAATGGAGGCTGGGATAATTGGTCTATGATTGAAATTGAAAAATACCCTTGTAATGATATTAATGAGGCTACTGCAAGGGAAAGATACTGGTATGAACAATTAAATGCAAATTTAAATAGTTTGTGTCCAGCAAGAATACAAAAAGAACGATATGAAATTAATAAAGAACAAATTTTAGAACAACATAAAAAATATCGTGAAACTAACAAAGACCAAATTTATAAAAAAAATAAAGAATATTATGAAACTAACAAAGAACAAATATCAATTTGGCATAAACAACATAGGGAAAATAATAAAAAACAAATAAAAGCTAAAAAAAACCAAAAATTTAATTGCGAATGTGGAGGAAAATATACACAATGTCATAAATCAGAACATTATAATACTCAGAAACATAAAGATTTTATGGCTTTAAAAATTGATGCTACTGTTTAGATTTCATATTTTGACATCTCTAATAGAATGTCCTTAGCCTGTCCCTTTGGTATTAAATCTCGATCTAACATCTCAATTAGAACTTGCTTGAATTTTCTAAATAAATCTTTACTATCATTACCACTTACCATCTGACCCCTCATAATCTCAAATTGATTTATTAACTGTTCATCTTTATCCTTTTTTGGACTAGGAACATCTAATTTTGATGATAAATTTGATTTGGATGCAATAAATTTAAGATATTGTCTCTCATCATCGTCCAGCTTTTCAAGTTCTGAAAAAGACGGCAATGCACCACCAGCAATACGCTTAAACACCACTGTAAGATTTGGACTTACTCTACGTGTCTTCATATCAGGTAAAAACTGACCTCCGTGCCTTTTTATCATTACAACTCCATCAACAAGTTTTTTTCGATTAATCAAAAACTTTCCAAATGGAACATAATCTGGTTCAGCACCAATACCAGCACTATAATCCACTTTAGCAGATAATCCTTTACCACTCATTATACCTTCAACAACTGGTAATTCAGCACTAGGAGGTAATTTAGTTTTTTCACTTGGCTTACTAGTCAACCAACTAGTAAATATTGGTGTTAATTCATCAGGATTTACTGTTTTAGCATCTTTTATTAGTTTTTTTGGAACCCTTAATTCACCAGCATCTACTCTTGATTTAAGAAACTTACGCTTTCCTCCTGATGTTAAACTATTCCAATCTTCATAACTTTCAATTGACAATGATGGATCCCAATCTATTTTACCTCCTAATCCAGGTGTTCTCGATATTTTTAAAGGTGTTGTTTTAGGCGTTTTTAATTGTTCTATAATAGGTTTCATGCTTTCATCATAACTTGTTAGTTCATCTATTCGTTTTAATACAGAAACAATTACTGCTTCGTCTCCTTTTTCCTGAGCTATTCTTAATCTATCTACTAACACTTGGATTTCATTACGAGTAGGTAATTCATTAACTAACAAATTCACATCTCTTAAAATTTCCTCTTTCAATATAGGATTGTTAGTTTGAGCAATAAGTCTAAAAGCCTCAATAGATGTATCAATCGCATTCAAAGTTTCCTTTAAATTTGTTTCAATTTTCTTTCCTAATAATGTGTTTTGAAGTCCTAATAGTTCTAAACTATCCTTAATATCTCTAATATCCTGTGCTGAAACAATAGTATTCATTATAGTTTGCTGATTTGCTAATAGTTGTCTTCCTGATTCCTGTTGTAATCCATAATCAACTCCTTGTGTTTCTAAATATTTACGCATATATTTCTGAAAATATGGATTAAATACATCTGCTGGAACTCCTAGAGCAAATTTCGGTTTTAAATCTGCTACAATTGTTTCTATTTGTTGTGCTAAAAAACGTGCTTCATTTTCGTCTAAACCATCAACAACTTTTTGGGCATTGTCTCCACTCATTATTTCACCTAATTTTGAACGTATGTCAATGCGTAATCTGTAAAGATCCGCTAATTTCTCACTTGTAGTTCGAGTATCCGTTGGCTGACTAGGTGCTCCAGTTCGAATATAAACTTTATTCGCTTGTAAATTCAAGTCATTGTTTTTAACTTCTAAAGCAAGATTGGCTAAATATTCATTCCTAAACTTAGCTACATCAAGAGGGTTCTTATAAGGTTGTCCACTCATATAAATATATAATATAAAAATAATTTGTATAAAAGAAATTTCCATTGTATAAAAGAAATTTCCAAGAATATTCTTAAGAATTTATTCCGCCTTCGATTCAGAACCATCAGTAAGCTCTATATTAACCACTTCTTCATCCGCTGGATACAATACTGAATAATCTGGTGGTTCTACATTGGCTACTGGAATTTTGCTTGTATCTTCTCCTGGTGCTAATATATTATCTGTTACAATCGAGTTAAATTCTTTATCCATTTCTTCTTCTGTCATATACATCATCATTGTTGTTAGTTCTTTTAAAAATCTATCCTTCTGTCTTTTATTAAATGTACTAGGATTTGTTAAAGGATGTTTCTCCCATTGATCCAATAATATTACCTTACACTTCATTGCCTTTGTTTTTAAGGCTTGTAATTCTTCTTCACTTTGACATTCTATTTTTTCCATATATAATTAAGTTTAGATAAAAAAAAATTCCTTAATTACTAATTAAAAATTTGTTAGTTGGTTGAAAAAATAGTTGGAAAATATGTTAAAAAGAACTCTTCTATATATAATATAGCAATTCAATTTAAAATGTCTTTACAAAGTTTGATAGATAAACCAAAAGAATTATTAGAGTTGATTGATAGTTGTTTGAAACCAAAACAAAAGGAAAAACAAGAAAACGGTGAAGTATTTACACCAATGGAATTAGTATTTGAAATGTTAGATAATTTAGATAAACACTATATTAAGGAAAATGGGAAGAGCATATTTATTGAGAAAAATTTCAAATGGGGGGATATAACTGGTTGTGGTATGGGTAATTTCTCTGTTGCAGTATATTTGAGATTAATGGAAGGATTAAAACAAGAAATTCCAAATGATGATGATAGAAAAGAACATATTTTAGAAAATATGATTTATATGGCAGAACTGAATAAGAAAAATGTGTTCATTTGTCGTCAAATATTTGATGTTAATAATTATTATTGCTTAAATCTGTATGAAGGTGATGCTTTGGAATTAGACCCAGATGTTGAATGGAGCGTTGAAATGTTTGATATAATTTTAGGAAATCCACCATACAATAAAGGTGGTATTCGTTCTCATACTGGAAAACAACTTGGTGAAAAAAATGAAACTATTTGGACGAAGTTTGTTGAAAAATCTCTTGGACTATTAAAACCCAATGGATATTTAGCATTTATTCATCCTTTAAGTTGGTTAAAAAAAAGTCATTCACTTCACAATGAAATGATTGATAGACATATTATTTGGTTAAAATTATGGGATAATATTAAAAGTTTGGCAACAATTAATGGAAAAATACCAATATCTCTTTATGTATTACAAAATTCAAAAAATACAAATAAATTTAAAACTGAAATAATTAGTGAGGTTCAAAGCAAAAAATTAAAAACTACATCAGTTGAGTATCTTGATAAAAATTATTCTATACCATTGGCATATCATAGCATATTTAATAAATTAACAACATTCATTGAAAGTAAAAATTTACAATTAGAGTATAGCACAAAAACTATAAAATCTTCTGGAACAAAGACAAAAA